AAAATAAAAAGAATTGAAGATGGTGAAGAAAAACCTGATGATAGAACACTTTTACGCAAAGCATATCAATCTACAGATGTAAAAAGACTTTTTAAAGCTAAAGGATTAGATTTAGATAGTATGCTAAAAGGTATAATCGGATAAAATGAAAGAAAAAGTATATCAAATAAAGTTATCCCATCTAATCATAGGTGGGATACTTTTACTATTGTTGTTATTTTTGATATATTTTAGACCTACTCCAACTCCAATAAACACTTACGATAAAGAAAAAAGAGAAATAGATAGTTTAAAAACCGAAATAGTTAAATTTAAAAAACTTAACAGTGTTTTAGACAGTAAAATAAACAAACAACAAAAAGTTATAGATTCATTAGATATCAAAATATCAACTACAGAAAAAGAACTAACTAAAACTCGTACATATTATGGTAACAAAATTAAAGATATTACTAGTTCTTCTCCTGCTGAGCTCAACGAGTTTTTCACAGAAAGATACAAGTAAAATTTGCTTTTCATACGATAAGGCAAAACGTATAGCTATTGATTTAGTTAAAGGTGATTCAGCTATGGCTGAACTTAAAGTAGTAAATAAACTAGTTTATCAACTTAACGAAAAAATTGATTCCCAAGATAGTATTATCGTTCTATACACAGAAAAAGAAAAAAATTATAGTAGCCAAATAGATAACTACGAAAAAATATCCGATAAAAAAGACAAAATAATCATAGGACTTAAAAAAGATGTTACTGACTTAACCCGTAAGAATAATAATCTCAAATCAGGGATTAAGTGGTTAGGTGGAGGATTCGTGGCTTCTGTACTTACTATTATTACATTTATAGTAGTTAAATAATGGAAGAAAGAAATTTAAAACAGGTAGTTCGCGAGGAATATGTAAGATGTGCCCAATCACCAGCATATTTTATGAAAAAATATTGCTACATCCAGCATCCACAGCGTGGACGTATTCAATTTAATTTATATCCATTTCAAGAAAAAGTACTTACTTTATTTCAAGAAAATCCATACTCAATAGTTCTTAAATCTCGCCAGTTAGGTATTTCAACATTGTCCGCAGGTTATGCTTTATGGATGATGTTATTTTACGAAGATAAAAACATTCTTTGTATTGCAACAAAACAGGAAACCGCTAAAAACATGGTTACTAAGGTAAAATTCATGTACGAAAGTTTACCTTCCTGGTTAAAGTTTGCAAATAAACCTGACGAAGCAAATAAATTAACACTTCGATTACCAAATGGATCTCAAGTTAAAGCAATTGGTGCGTCTAGTGATGCAGGTAGATCCGAAGCCGTTTCTTTGTTGATTATAGATGAGGCTGCCTTTATCCACAACATTGGTGAAATATGGGCATCAGCTCAACAAACCTTAGCAACGGGTGGTGGATGTATTGCTTTATCTACACCTTATGGTACAGGTAACTGGTTTCATAAAACATGGGTTGCTGCAGAAATGGGTGATAATAGTTTCTTACCTATTAGATTACCCTGGGAAGTACACCCTGAACGAGACCAATCATGGAGAGATCAACAAGATGCAGATTTAGGTGTTCGAATGGCAGCACAGGAATGTGACTGTGACTTTACAACATCTGGTGATACAGTATTTACCCCAGAAGATATTTCTTTTTACGAGCAATTCCACGTGAAAGAACCTCTTGAAAAACGTGGAGTTGATCAAAACCTATGGATTTGGGAACCAGCAGATTATTCTAGGAACTATCTGATCGTAGCTGATGTAGCTCGTGGCGATGGTAAGGATTCTTCTGCGTTTCACATCTTTGATGTTGAAACATTCACTCAGGTAGGTGAATATAAGGGACAAATCAATACAAAAGATTATGGACATTTGTTAGTAAGTATTGCAACAGAATACAATAATGCTTTACTTGCAGTCGAAAATCAAAGCGTAGGTTGGTCAACAGTGCAAACCGTTTTAGATAGAGGTTATCAAAATTTCTACTATTCACCAAAAGGTGGAACAAATAATGTAGACAATTTCTTTGATCCTTACATGGACCATAGTAAAATGACCCCAGGCTTCACAATGTCAAACACAACTCGTCCTATATCAATTGGTAAGTTCCAAGAAGCTGTTATGGATAAAGGAGTTGTTTTTCACTCTGTGCGCCTATTAGAGGAAATGAAAGTATTTATATGGAAAAACGGTAGAGCAGAAGCACAATCAGGATACAATGATGATTTAGTAATGTCATTTTGTATTGGATGTTACTTACGCGAAACCGCTTTTAAACTTAGAACAAATAATATGGAAATGACCAAAAGTATGTTGAACGGTATAGGAAATTCTCGTACATCATATATTGGAGGATATTCCAATGGGCCAAATTATGCTGACAAGTATAACAAAAATCCATTTAAAATAGACAACCCTTATTCAAACGATCAAGAAGACATTTCTTGGCTTTTATAAAAACAAAACATGGCAGATACAGGATTATTTAGTAGATTAAGACGATTATTTTCAACAGATGTACTCATTCGAAATGAAGGAGATAACCAATTGAAAGTATTTGATATTAATAAAATACAAGTTTCAGGTGAATACGAAACCAATGCACTTGTAGACAGATTTAACCGAATTTATACTAACTCACATTCTTCAATTTATGGATACCAAAGTAGTTTTAACTATCAAACATTACGCCCTACACTTTATTCTGAATATGACTCAATGGATACAGATGCTATTATTGCCTCTGCTCTAGATATATTAGCTGATGAAAGTACTTTACGTAATGATATGGGTGAAGTATTACAGATCCGTAGTTCAGATGAAGACGTACAAAAAATATTATACAACTTATTTTACGATGTATTGAATATCGAATTTAACCTATGGCCTTGGATTCGTAATATGTTGAAATATGGTGATTTTTTCTTAAAATTAGAAATTGCTGAAAAATTTGGTGTATATAATGTAATCCCTTATAACGCATTCCATATTGAAAGACAAGATGGATACGATAAAGATCATCCAAATTCAACACGTTTTAGATTTGATCCAGATGGTATTTCATCTCCTTCAGATTATGGGTATTACAACGTACCAAATTCAGGTAACCAAGCAAATGCTATTTTCTTTGACAACTACGAAATGTCACATTTTCGTTTATTAACAGATACTAACTTTTTACCTTATGGTAGATCGTATTTAGAACCTGCTCGTAAGTTGTTTAAACAATACACTATGATGGAGGATGCAATGTTAATCCATCGTATTGTTCGTGCGCCTGAAAAACGTATATTCTACATCAACGTTGGAAATATTGCACCTGCTGAAGTAGAAAACTTTATGCAGAAAACAATCTCTAAAATGAAACGTACTCCATATATTGATCAACAAACTGGTGATTATAACTTGAAGTACAATATGCAAAACTTACTTGAAGACTTTTATATCCCAATACGTGGTAATGATCAATCAACCAAAATTGATAATTTAGCTGGTTTACAGTGGCAAGGCATTGAAGATGTTACCTACCTAAGAGATAAATTATTTGCTGCCCTTAAAGTTCCTAAAGCGTTTATGGGGTATGAAAAAGATTTAACAGGTAAAGCAACTTTAGCCGCTGAAGATATTCGTTTTGCACGTACAATTGAACGCATCCAACGTATTGTAGTATCTGAGTTGAATAAAATTGCTTTAGTTCACTTATACGCTCAAGGTTACCATGACGAAAGTATGACAAACTTTGAATTGTCATTAACTACTCCATCAATTATCTATGATCAAGAAAGAATAGCCTTGATGAAAGAAAAAGTTGATTTAGCCAACCAGATGATGGAAAATAAAATTTTACCTAGTGATTGGATATATGAAAATATATTCCACTTAAGTGAAGATCAATACGACGAGTATAGAGATTTGATTATCCAAGATGCTAAACGTAAATTCCGTCTTGCACAGATTGAAAACGAAGGTAATGATCCATTAGAAACAGGAAAATCATACGGTACTCCACATGATCTAGCAGCTCTATATGGTAGAGGTAGATATGAAGCAACAAATGTACCTGTTGGATACGATGAAGAAGTTGATTTAGGTCGTCCTGAAGAAAAAATAACTGACAAAAATACACAAGATAATGCATTTGGAAAAGACAGAATTGGATCAGATGGCATTAAAAAAGATGGAGACGAATCAGATTCAATCAGACCACAATACAAAGGTGGAAGTCCATTAGCGCTTGAAACTAAAAACAAAAGAAATCGTAATGCTAAAATGTTTAATGATATAAAAAATCAAAATAAACAAATGATTTTTGAATCGGATATTCGAGGAAATTCATTATTAGATGAATCACAAATACGAGAGTAAGAAAATTCCACATATTTATAAATAAAATAATATTAGAATGCAAATCAAACATTCAAAGTATAAAAATACTGGTATCCTTTTTGAATTATTGGTTCGCCAAATTAC